GGAGAGGTAAACTCTTCTCTGGATTTATTGTTTCATCCAACCATTTTGTTTAAACTCTTCGAAACTTAATAGAGATGCTGAACCACTTGTATCCCAAAAATTAACATAGTGTTTCGGCATTTGTTTTGTACCCAAGATTCTCATCAATTTATCTTTATATTTATCAAAGTAATCTTTTCCGTCTGAGCATTTAAACAATAAAGAACAAAATTTACTCCAAATTCGGTCGTAAGTGTTCATTACGGATTCAGGAATGTAATGTTCGGAGAAGCACAGATTAAGAGTAAGTCTATCAACATTCAAATACCTTCCTTTTGAATCAAAGAAATGTCCTAAAAAGTACACTCTCTCACCTGGTTTAAAGATTTCGGACTTCTCAATCTGCAGCGTCTGATTAAATTTATCTTTATAATATGTATTTAAAGTCTGTAATCTAACACCGACATTTGTTGCAAATACTATATCATCAGACATAATGCTGAGACTCCTTGTATCTATTTTTAAATTAAGCTCTTCATCGGCATATAAAATATAGAACAGGTTAACTAATGTACCAAGCAAATTAGTCAGAGCGGAACCACTCATTAGTCCTTGGCGTTTTTGAAAAACAGTTGTTTTTCCGACTATACTCGTTACTATATTACAATTTAAATGATATGCTTTTAAGTAACTAAATAAAATCTGTTCATTAGCTGACATGCTAGTATGTTTAGCTAAGAAATCAAGACATATTTGCAAAACCGAATTCACGATGTTTTGATCAAAAGATTTTAAATCAAGCGAGTATATACTTGAGAAATTTTGCCATTTATCGTATCTTTTAGCTAAATCCGGAAAGATATTGCCATAGCAATATGGTGTATTTTTGGTTTTCTCGAAATGAGTAAAGAATTTACCAAATAATACTTTTTCCAACGCAGCGACTAAAACTGGAAAAGGATAAAACTGTCGATACTTTAAACGTGAAGACCTAGACACTTGAGTCCTCCAATTTATACCTATTAAATATTTCTGGAAAACAGGTTTTGGCTTACGCAATAAATAGTGCAGTTGACTAATTATTTCAGTGCGTATTTGAGCTTTCTTTCTAACATAGCGGGGAAAACTAGAGCCAGTAGTTTGCGGCAATGACTCGAAAGCTTCAGTGGGTGTAATCGTAGAAAATTTGATGCCGTTTACCTGCAAAAGCTTTGACATACGATACAATGCTAGCTGTA